CTTTTACTTGCGTCTTCGTGTCCGCTTGGACTTCAGGGTTGAGTGATTTCCAATATTCATACGTCATAGCCGCAGTGAGTGGGCTAAGGCGATACTGTTTCCCGAAGTCCACAACATCCGCAGCGTCTGTCGGATTAGGAGCGGTGTTGGGATTGTAGTTTGTCTGCCCGGTATCTTTATAATCTTTCAGCAACTGAAACTGCTGCGCTTTACCGTCCTCAACCATTGTCTTGTAGTTGGATTGAATACGGGTTTCTGCCAAAGCACTAGAACGGGCAGAGAAGGCTTGACGCAGCGCGTTTAGATACGGAGTTGTGTAGAACGGAGTCTGGCCGACTTTAATGGATTGGTCGTGCAACGCTTGACGAAGATACGCATCGGTAGCTTCGGGAGTCAGAGTAGCCGAGTGAGGCATATTCTCCAGAATGCTTTGTGCAACCGGGGCTGCATTCTGCCGAGCAATGATCTGAGACATTGCAGCTCGGGTCATTGGGCTTAAATCTGGGCGCAGCTTAGCTAGCTGCTGATCAACCGGGCTGTCTTTTTGAAGCTTATCGGCGACAGTCGCCACATACATCTCGGCGTTAGCTTGCTCCTCTTTAAGTCGGTTTTCTTCAATCGAGTTAACCGATTTTGTAAGAGATGAAAGCGCATTTACAAGCTGCTCAGAGTGGCGCAAAGAGTCTTGGTACTGCGCCTCCATACCACGAACGCTGGACGAATATGTCTCGCGTGGAGTGATGCGGGAGTTTCCAAGCTGCACCTTGTCCTGTTCAGGAATAACGATAGGCAAAGCTGTCCTCCCTAATTATGATGTCGGCATAGCAATATTGAACGGCGAGTTCATTCCCCATCCAGTAAAGAACCCGCCCTGATTAAGAGCGTTTAGTCCGGTGGAACCAGCGTTCAGAGCAAGAGCGGTGTAGTTAGGACCAGACTTGAACGGGATAGCGTTTTGCCGTCCCATTGCTTCGTACTGAGCGCTAATAGTGTTTCCAATAAACTGGTCTTTCAAATCATCGCGCTGAGTGTTAATTCTGCTTTCGTTCTCAGCGGTGACTTGACGCTCATCGTTCATAAGCTGCTCTAGGGTAACTGACCCCGGAGCAATACCAGCGCTACCAGCGCTAGCCACACCAGTAGCCAAAGCCGCACGTCCCTTAAGAGTTGCGGCATAGCCTTTCTGTTGAACTGCTCGTTCATCGTAAACATACTTTCTTTGTAGATCGCCAACCTTGTTTTGATATGCGATAGCTGCGTCACGATGAGCAGCCGCCGCTTGGGCGTTGTACGCATCCGCAGCGGATTGTTGTGCGCTAGCGCCTGCTGCCATTTGCAGCCCGCTCATCGCAAGGCCAATGCCCATCATTGGACTACACATGTTAGAAGGTCCTCAATTTTACGAACTCAAAGAATGGCAGTTCGTATGGTGGGAGTTTCACCTCCCTAAGAAATTGGAAACCGAGCCAGAGGAGCCAAGAGTGGTGAACGTGGTTCTCGCGGTAGGTAGCGTTGTAAAAAACTGATTTGTTAGACTCGATAAACAAGTCGTCGAGCATAGGCCTGCTATGCTCTAAGAACAGAAACTTGAACCTGACGATGTCTTCAGAACCGAGTAGCCATGCGATCCCCCAGTCTTCACCAAGAGGGCTGTGGCTTATTCCTAATATGGCCGCACATTTAGATTGAGGGCCATACAGAGAGTAATTCAGGAAAGACGTGTCAACACTGCGTCGGAGGGCCACGAGAGGCGTCATGCCACCGGCAGCGCACTCATCAATGTCCTCCTGACGCAAGTGTTGTGCTAGGTACTCTACATCTTCGTTTGTCGTTTTGCGTACATACGTAGAATAGGGTTTATCCATTAAACTCTCTGGACGGACTTCGGAGACAACTGTCCCTGCCATTCGCAGTTACCGAATGAAGACGGGTAGGGGCTGTCGTTGAACATCTCGACCCGTGCCTTCGTGTTCTCACTCATCACAGGAATGCGATACTTGCCCGTCGAGAACGGGACGCCGCCAAGCACGGATGAGTCACCGCCGATAAATCGACCGACGAACTCATGCTCGTAAGGATCGCGACCTGTCAGCGTCACTCGCGTCTTGAAATAGCAAGTGTTGTTGTAGCTGACGGTGAGGTAGCGAACTTGGAAACGGCCATCGAGAACTGAAGTCTCACCACCCGCCGAGCGCCTCTCCTTGGCGAACAAGGTTGAGAACTCGAAATGCTGGGTGTAGCCAAGTCCTGCTTTGACCTGATGAGAGCGGATGTCTCCGTCTACCGTTACTGTGTTGGAGTTAACGCTGGTTACCGTGTGTCTAATCCCGTAAATATTGTTAGTTGTATCGTTAGACAGGATTTCGACAGGTCCAGTGGTGTGTATCCCAAGTGTGACCGTGCTCTTCCCGGTCGTCGCATTGTAAGCAATGCTGCCCGACGGGACTGTGTGCTGGCGGTCGATCAGGAATGGGAAGTTCTGAGCGGTGTCAAACACCTCTTCATCGATGTAGATGCGTTCAAGATTGATGCCGTCACTACGGTTCATCAAAAGGTAGAGCCACGCTCCGCTGAAACCAGCCCATAAGATGCTGGTGCAGTCGTTGAAGGTCCACTTTGACCAAGCGTTCTGAACCTTGCGGTCGCCAACCCAGAAGAACTTGTAGAGATAAATTGTACTTGGGTCTTGCGAACTGTTGACCAACACGGTCTTTGATCGGTTAGACCCAGTGATCCACACAAGGTCCTTCGGGATATACTCAGGCACCGACGAGGTGACCTCTTCAGCTTCCTGAAGCGTCCCGACTTCCTTGGTGTAAAACTCGTTGATCTTGGTGAACTGGTAGTCAGGCCGGTCATCCACCATGTACAGGCTATTGCCCATCGGAACGGGCTTGAGGCGGCTGGAAACAGGGAAGGACGCGGTATAGCGAACCTGAATGGTCTTCGGCGCGAGGTAGTTGTTGTACTCGACGCTGAACTGATTGAGGTTCGAAATGACCAACAGGTTCTTATTGAACGGGACGGCGTGCTTCAGGTAGTTCACGTTGCTGCTTAGCGCTGCCACGTCGATAGGATCGCTATCGAGGAGCTGGGCCACCGTGGTTCGATAGAAGTTCTCGAAGACGTTAGCTTCCGAGAAGATCACGTTTTCATCGGCGAGGAACCCAAGTCGGTTCGTGTAAACGAACACGTCAGAAATATTGGACGTTACGAATGACGGATTCTGGCTGCTCTCCGAATTACCGGCAATGCGGCCTTTCCATGTGTGCTTTTTAAACGTCCACGTCCCGTCGTTGTTGTTAACGAGGACGTGAGGCATGGTCGTCGCGTCAAACGCTTCACCTTGCCCGTAAGCAACGGTTTCAATCCACAGCGTGCCTTGGTAGACAACATAATAGTCGTCGCCAGCAGTATCAGGGTCGCCAATGACTTTGACCATGCGGCCTTGTGGGGAGTTAGGCGGAAGATCGGAAAAGCTTTGCACGGCGTCGATAAAGCATTTGATGGCTTTATCACCGGAGCCGCCTTGAGTTGACAGGGTTCCGCCTGACGGGAAATTGGTGATCGTAATGGTGGAGCCGGTTCTAATCCACGTATACCCGTGTGAGGTCAGCCCGGCCTGAAGGTTCTGAGCAATAGTCGCCGTGTCCGGGACCGCTGTCGCACCTGTCGTACCATCAGGAGTGAGGTACGAGGCGACCAGCGTGCCGTTAATGTAGATCGAGTAGTAATGATTTGCGATTGACTGCGTGACGTAGCATGTCGCTTGCCCAGCCGGGTTATTCCGGGTCTGACCAGTGACTGCCGGTTCGCTCACGGCGTCAGTATCAACGCGCACAGTGTTGTTAGCAACGAACGTATAGTCGCCGACTGTGTGGCACCGGATCGTATCGAGGGCCGTCATGGTCCCACCGGTTCCACCAGAGGTAAGGTAGTTTGTACCGTCGGGGAACGAGACTGGCTCGGTAGCACCGGTCAGCAGATTGATAACCTTGACATCACCAGTCTTGAACAGAACGAGATAACGGTAGGTGTCGTTGCGGTCGATCAGGTGACCTTTGGTTCCAGTAGGGAGAGACAAGCTGGACAGGTTAACGATGTGAGACGTGGCGGGACGTTTCTGCAACCCGCTGACCAAGCTCGGCCAAGCATTCTCCATCGCCGTACAAGCAGAGCTTAGACGAAGTTGAGGGGGTTGCTGGGAGACGCCTCCGACTAGGTTAGAAATAACGCCAGAGACGAGTGCCATTTAATACGCTCCCCGCGAGAAGGACGAGCGGTTCATAATCGAGGAAGTAGACCAATTGTCGTACAGCATGTTTGCATCGGAGACCTCGGCCTCCTCCTGACACAACACGGTCCACGCGCGGTTCTCGTCCGCAGAATCAAATTTATAAAGGGTGTCTGATCCAAGTACGCGCTGCTGCAACAGCCGCGCTGACCGGATTGACACAAACTGTTTAGCCGCAAAGGGCATGTCCTCGAACGGGAGAGCCACGTACATGTCTAGTTCAAGGGGGATAGAGAAGATGTATGTATCGTCACCACGGTTGTACAAACGGGTGCCACGCTGGATCACGTCAGTGGTTACATAGCTTCCAGTGGTATCGACGCGAAGAGTGTTGGCCGGAAGAGTGAGGTAGCCGTTGCCATCCGGTTCGATGGTGTGCTTCTCGCGGTTCCAATGCCAGCCAATCGCTTGCACAGAGCGGGCCGTCTCATCGACGATGTCGGAGGCCATCTGCGCGTCAATCGCT